GCCCATTGTTTCACTTTTCCCATTATTTAATCTCCTTTGATTGATTTATTAGTGCAAGAAACATTGACATGATTCCTACGATTGCAAGTACAAAACATAAAACAAAATTATTGCCTGATGTTTCTAGTGTAGGGCCGTCAATGGCCCCCACAGAAAGTATCATACATATGATACCAATTACAGATAAGAAGGCACTCATTAAGCAACCTCTTTCATCATAGAGAATGGCACACGCCATCTACTACCGTTGCAATTTACAACAGCTTTTGATATGTTGATTTTCTCAACAATACCAATGTGTTGGCGACCGTTAGGTCTACCAAAAGAAACTTTCTGACCAATAGAAAGTTCAGACTTAGCGCTGCCTTTTGCTTTTGCAATCGCAGCTTCTAAAAGGAACAAATGTTCCTTATGACTTGGTTCTTTGATCCAGTCAAGTATCAAGTCAAGATTGTTAAATTGTAGTTTTTTCATAATATAGTTTCCTTTCGACTATCTTAAATATAATGGACCAGTCCATTGCATTGGGTAATTACCTTCAAGTACATTACCTCTTGGTTGATTTAACGCAGGTGCAGCCCAACTTGCGGCCTTTAAAACATCACCTTTCTTAAAACGTGGTTGTCCCCCTGGTGTGAACATATCTTCTTTCACTATAAAAGAATGAACAGAATGTTTAGCACAAACTTTGATAAACTTTTGCCCTTCTTTTACAGACCATGAGTTAGCAAATTCTTCTTGCATATTTTTATTATCACAAAACTCATTGTAATCTTCAATAGAAGCTGCAATCAGTTTTGCGATACCGTCTTTAATATTTTCTGATGGTTTTACATTTTTCATAATATAGTTTCCTTTACTTTTTTTCTAATATGTGTCCATTATACACGAAAAAAAGCATATTGCAAGAAAAAAATGGATTATTATGTGGAATAAAACCTTTATTTTTCAACAATTTAGGGGCGCACTCTGTCGCTGTCTTAAAAACCCTTATTTTCTGCGTTTTTTCGTTCATTATGTATAAGCTAACACGAAAAAGGCGTAATGTCAAGAGAAAAATGGTAAAAAACCCTTTATTTTTTGCGATTTTGTGGAATAATTGTCTTTTTTATTGAAATGATCTTCATTCCTAGAATTTGTTTGAGAGATTTTGTTCGCTTTTTGTTCTTTTTCTTTAGAATCATAAAATTTTTCTTCTATTATACAATATTTTAAAGGTTTTGTAAAGCACTTATAAATAGTTTATGTAAAAAATAAAGGAAAATCAAAATGTACGAGTATAAATGCAAAATTAGAAAAGTTGTTGACGGTGATACCGTTGATATCGACATAGACTTAGGTTTTGGTATCTGGCTCAATGATGAAAGAGTAAGAATTATGGGCATTGATACTCCTGAATCAAGAACTAGTGATCCTGTTGAGAAGATTTTTGGTCTAGCTGCAAAAGAAAGAGTAAAACATCTACTCGGTGCTGATTCAACTTTAATATCAAAAGTTAAAGGTGATGGTAACGAAGAAATGAGAGGTAAGTTTGGTCGTATCTTAGGTGATTTTAGACTTAATGATGGTGATACACTAACAGCTAAACTTATGGGCGAAGGTCATGCTGTTGCATACAATGGTGGCAATAAGGAAAAGATTCAACCTAAACATCTTGAAAATAGAAATAAATTAATCAGCGAAGGTAAAGTTGATATGCAAGGATTAGAAGTAACTAAACCAGCATTAGTTCAAAAACCAATCGTTGAAGAACCTGTTGTTGAAGAGGTTTCAGCACCAGTTAAGAAAACAAAAAAGGCTACAAAGAAAAAGGCAAGTAAATGAAAATTTTAGAACTATTAGGTTTGAAAAAAAAAGTTGAAGAACCTAAAAAGAAAAAAGCACCTGTTATAAAAAAGAAAAAAGTAACTAAGAAGAAAAAATAATGCCAGCAGCACAAAGAAACGGTGATTCTAACTCTGCAGGAGGAAAAATTAATTCTGTTCCTCAATCATCCGTAAGATGTAATGGTGAACTACTTTCTGTTAATGGATCAAAAGGTACAGGACACGGTTTAGGTGTTCATGCAGCTGGTGCTTGGTCAACATCAAATGGATCCTCGACTGTTAAGGCAGAAGGTATTGCTGTAAACAGAACAACTGATGACGATACTTGTGGTCATGCTAGAGTAGGTGGATCTGGTGATGTAAATGTTGGTGGATAGAATATAAATATACCAAAGGAGAGATTATAAATGTCAAGGTATGACGCAACTCAAAGTAATGAAAGTAAAAGAAGTGCTAAAATCTATCGTGATTTAGATTTAGATTTTCAAATAAATTCTGCTACAAAAGATATTCAAAAACTTTCAGATATTGAGGCTGTAAAAAGAAGTGTTAGAAATCTAATCAACACTAATCATTATGAGAGACCTTTTCATCCTGAGATTGGCTCTAATCTGAGAGCGATGTTGTTTGAAAATATCACTCCACAAATGACCCATGCAATCTCTAAACAGATTGATTTATTAATAAAAAACTTTGAACCTAGAGCAAGATTAGTTCAAATAAATGTGCAACCGTTTATTGAAAGAAATGGATATAGAGCTTCAATATCTTTTTTCGTTGTAAACACTCCAGAGAGAGTTGATGTAGAAGCATTTTTAGAAAGATTAAGATAGAATGGCAACAAAATTAGAAATATCAGAATTAGATTTTGACGGTATAAAAGCAAACTTAAAAAACTTTTTATCACAACAAGATGAGTTTAGAGATTATGACTTTGAAGGTTCTGGTATGTCAGTTCTTTTAGACATATTAGCATACAACACACACTATATGGGATTCAATGCTAATATGTTAGCAAATGAAATGTTTTTAGATAGTGCTGATGTAAGAGCAAGTGTAGTATCAAAAGCAAAACAAGTAGGTTATACACCAACAAGTGCTATAGCTTCTCAAGCAAAAATTGATGTCGTTGTCAATAACGCTACAGGCGCTACACTCACTATGTCAAGAGGAACACAATTTACAACTACTGTCGATGGCACAGCATACAATTTTGTAAACAATGCTGATATTAGTATTACACCTGTTGATGGTGTTTATAAGTTTAGTAATGTAGATATTTTTGAAGGCACATATTTAAATTTTAAATATACAGTAAACACATCTGATATAGACCAAAGATTTATTATACCAAATAATAATGTTGACACAAGCACATTAACTGTTAAAGTTCAAGAATCTAGTTCAGATTCTACAACAAACACATACACTCTTGCAACCGGTATCACAGGATTAGATTCTACATCTAAAGTTTATTTTTTACAAGAAGTTGAAAATGGTAGATTCGAAGTTTATTTTGGTGATGGTGTTTTAGGAAAAACAGTCGCTGATGGTAACATAATTATTTTTGATTACATTAATACAAATAGAACAGAGGCAAACGGTGCTACAACATTTAGTCTAGGTGGAACAATAGGTGGGTTTTCAAATGCAACTATTACAACAGTTGATAATGCAAGTGGCGGTGCTGATCCAGAATCGATTACATCAATTAAATATAATGCACCAAGAGATTATACATCACAAGATAGAGCAGTTACAGCTGATGATTATAAAGTTTTAGTTAAAAGACTGTATGCAAATGCTCAAGCAGTTCAAGTTTATGGTGGCGAGGATGCTGCCACACCAGAGTATGGTAAAGTTTTTATTTCAATCAAAGCAAAATCAGGAACTAATTTAACAGAATCTACAAAAGCAAGTATTGTTAATAGTCTTAAACAGTTTGCTGTTGCTTCTGTGAGACCTGCGATTATAGATCCAGAAACAACTTTTATAACATTAGATACAACTTTTAAATATGATACAACTGCAACAACAAAAGATTCTACTACACTTGCAACAAATGTATTAGCAGCAATAGCGACTTATAACAATGATACACTAGAAAACTTTACAGGTGTTTTTAGATACTCTAAATTATTACAATTAATCAACGAGGCTGATACATCTATTTTAAGCAATATTACAACTGTTAAAATGTATAAAACAATCACACCTACTTTAAACTCATCACTCAAATATACAGTATCATTTAATAACGCATTTTACAATCCACATAGTGGTCATAATGCAAGTGGCGGTGGTGTGATATCATCAACTGGTTTTAAAATTAATAACGATAGTTCTACGAATGAACATTTTTTAGATGACGATGGTGCAGGTAATTTAAGAGTTTATTATTTAAGTGGCACTACAAGAATATATACGAGTTCATCTTTTGGTACTGTAAATTATTCAACTGGTGAGGTAGTATTAACATCAGCAAATATTACAAGTATTTCAAATATAGATGGTGTTGCTAGCACTTTGTTTAGAGTATTTGCTATTCCTAATTCTAATGATATTGTGCCTGTTCGTAATCAGGTATTACAAATAGATACGGCAAACTCAACTATAAATGGTGATATAGATGTTGTAGAAAGTGGATCTTCACAGGCAGGAACAACTTATACAACCACTAGTAGTTATTCATCATACTAATGGATAACAATGACTACATTTAAAAAAACGAATAAAAGAAAAGTATCAAACTTAGTAAAAAAACAATTACCTGAGTTTGTCTTAGAAGATCATCCTAAATTTGCCGAGTTTATATCCTCATACTATCTTTTTTTAGAATCTGCTGAACTTCAAATATCATCTTTTACTGCTGTTGATAATATTCTTTTAGAGGGTGAAGGAACAACTGATAATTTTGCTTTACTAGAAAGAACAGATAGTTTTGGTTTAGATGCTAATGATAAACTTGTTCAAGAAGAAAACACATTTTCAGGAACATTTCAAAAGAAAGAAATTATTACAGGCGCTACGTCAGGTGCAACAGCAACAATTTTATCTGAAAATTTTACTAATTCAAAATACATAATATCTGCTAACAATGGTTTTATTACAGGTGAAACTGTAACAGGTGCCACATCAGGTGCGACTGGTATTGTGGGTAAGTATCGTGCAAATCCAATTGAGAACATACAACAACTTTTAAATTACTCTGATCC